TAGGTGCTAAAATTGATTTCATTTGTCGAACGTGTATTTTTACCCCGTCTTTCATGTACATTTCACCACCTGAATATCCTGCATATATAAAACCACTTGCTTGATATACATAGCCTGGTTTACCAATCATTCCATCTGCCCAAGTGAATAATATTTTTATTTGTGGTTGATTTTGTTTTAGCCATTTACAACATAAAGACAACATTTGACTTTCGCTATTTTTGGGCATTTCTTCAGTCATACACATTCTGCCTATTTCATAGTAATCTTCAGTTGAAAGACTTGGGAATATTCGTTTAATTGTGTGTAATGGTCTTGTTCCCCAACCTAATGTGATAACCCCTACTAGTTCATTTTCAAGATAAAAACCTAAAAAATGTTTGTTTATTTTGGGTAATGTATTTGAATAATGATATTTCTGTACCATTTTAAGTGCAGTTTGTTTTGAAATTTCTTTAATAGCAAAATCATATTTCATTATTCATTCACCTCATCCGTATAAAGGTGAATTTCATAACCCATAAAATCTTCACTATCTAAAACTATTTCTTCATTTTTGTATTGCTTTGTTACAATATCAATCGCTTCATCTTCATTAGTTGCTTTCACTTTTATTACTCTTTGAAGTGTTTCTTCAATTTCTACTTCAAATATCTTTTTTTTTCACACGCAACCCCCCTTTGTATATTTTTTAGATACATAGTAGTCAAAAATTTTTCGACTACTATGTTCCTAAAAATATCAATTAACCTTCAAGGGTAAAAACTTCAGTGATTTCATAAGTGTTGAAATCTTTGTTTTTACTATTTGCAGCATACTTTAACGCATATTCAAAATTTTCACCAACTGCTTCAAAGATATCCATGATAAGATTTCCATATTGTTTGTAATTCTTAAATTCAACAACAGGCATATTTGCACCCATTTCAGAAACCATCATTCTAAGCATTTCATTTACAATATGTACTTGGAATCCTTGTGTGATGACTTGATTGAAGAAAATTAAACTTCCCTTAAATTCTCCTTCAGATACAATTTTGAACCAAATTGAAACCATAGGATCACCTTTTTTAGATGCTTTTAATTCCATTTGTTGAATTGCAACTTCATATTCACCATGTGGAACTTCTTTGAAGTTTCCACCACCATTTTCAGCAGCTTCAGCAACATCTGCTGCAAGTCCTGTTGTATCAATTTCCTTATCCCATTTTTCAAAAATATTATTTTCCATTTTTCATTTCTCCTTTTCAATTTTTTTTTAATTTACTAAATAACATTTACTCCAAAAACCTTTATTGTTTTTGTTTAAATTTTTTTCGATATTCATTAACTCATTGTAATTACTCATACTTCCAGCTTTAACATACTTTTTCCATCTATTTTGAAGTGCAAGATTCACAATTCGTTTATGATGTTTAAAACTTACAAAATATCTTGTATAACCATTTCTTGTTACATAATCATGGTTGATATCACTTCTTAAATTGTACATATAACTCAAATGTTCTTTACCTTTATGATCACTTATTCTAATTGAATTACATAGTCCATAATCAAGTTTCAAATATATACTATTGGTAGAATAAGCATCATATCTTTGAATGGTAAAACCTTCTTTAATTAACATTTGTGCTAATTTATCAGCCATTTTATTCAGTTCTTCTTTTGCGTGTTCTTGTCTTTGGTGCTTCTTCACTTGGTGCTTCTTCACTGGGAATTGCTTCAGCTTGTTCTTCTTCCGTCTTAGGTTCATCTACAATCGGTTTTTCTTCTTCAGTAGTATTGTTTTCTTCCTGTGTTTTTTCAGGTTCTTTAACTGGTTGTTTCGTTTCATTTTTTAACGATGCAACTGCTGCTTTATTTGCTTCATCATAAACTTCTAAGAAAGCATCATAATCAAGTGGAATTTCATTTGTTTTTGTTGTAAGTCTTCCACCGCCAAAAATAACTTCATTGGTTTTGAAAGATAAAATTCTTTTATCATCTGCAACAACTCTTGCAACGATGTCCACCATACCTGCAACCTTAGTTGCAACCTTATCAGCAAGGTTTGGTTTAATAGATGTTAGCTTATCACCACCCTTTTTAGTGATGTCCTTTGTTGTATCTTCATGACTGATTAGAATAATGTTTTCATAGTCTAATGCCATTAATCTTTTTAATGTTGATAAGAATTCAGTTCTAACCTTATCCCAGGCTCTAAAACTATCATCTGATTCATGGTCAATACCTAATTTGTCATACATGTACAATCTGCAATATTCATAGGTATCTTCTAATAAGTCAACAACAATACTTTTGAAATTATTTTCTTTCTTCTCTAATTCACTAATAACATCTTTAAAGATTTCCCAAGCAAAAGTTTTCTTTGTCATTCTTCCTTGCACTTCAACATTATCTTTAATAGCAATGTAAGGTGCATCAACAAATTTAATATTTCCATCAGTGTTTAACATTAATGGATCAGGAAATTTGTTTGCAAAAGTTGTTTTTCCAGTGAATGGTGAACCATACAACCAAACAACTTTCTTTTCAATTTTTTCAATGTTTCTTCTTTCATTTTTTGGTAAAATCATAAAATCTTCTCCTTTTTCACAAAAATTTTGATACTCGCAAAATCTGCATAAATAACTTGGATTCTTTTCAAAATCCGTTTCTTCTAATACTCTTTTTATTCCAAATGTGAAATCAATCACTTTTGTATAGTCAAATTCGATTGGTACAAGCTTAACTTCAGATTTATTTAATTCTTCTTGAAGTCTATTTCTAAACTGGTTTAAATCTTCAGTTTTCTTTTGTCTGATACTAATTTTAGGAATAAATAAGAAATACATGTTTCTAATTTTCTTACCTGGATTAAGTAATTCAAAGAAATACTTATATTCATGTAACTGTCTTGACTGCATGTAATTATCAATGTTGTTTGAATACTTGAAATCGTATAAATCAAAAACATCATCTTCAACTGGTGCAAGTAAATCTATGAAACCAATAAAATCTTCATTTTCAAGCTTCACTTCATGTTCACCAGGTGGAATCATTTCTTTAGCTTTAGGAATTAAATATTCTAACTTCATTGCTTCATTAACATGTAAATCTGTTATCACTGGATAACTCATATAATATTGCTTTATAGCTTCTTCAACATTCTTTTCTAAGCCTGTGTGAAGTGCAGTTCCTAGAATTAAAGCATTATCTGCATCATCGTTTGGTAATGTTTCTAATTGGTCTACATATCGCAACTTGAATTTAAATTTACATTTTTCAAATTGTTCAACCCTTGAATGACTGTATTGCATTTTTTTAATCACCCCCTATCAAATTGATATTGAACAAAAGTTGGAACTGGATTTTCTATCAACATCACATATTGAATTAAATCTTTGAAATCTTCAAATTGGTCAGGATATAATATTATTGCAAATCCACCTGATTTTCTTATCAAATCCACATTGAACAACTGCAAATCTGATGGTTTACCTTTTGTTTGTTTCAGTTCCACTTCAATTGCAAATCCTTTAATACCAATATGCATATCAGGTAATCCTGATTTTGTATAAGCATTAGCAAATCGTTTTTCATAATATCCTACAATTGGAACTTCCATTTTATCTTCAGGTGTTCCAAATGGATATATACCAACTGATTTCAAATATTCTTTAACTTTGTTTTCAAATTTTTTTTCAGCTGCTATCTTAATCACCCCTTTCATTTTGCATTTTCAAAATGAAAAATTTTATCGAAATTTGGTAGTTAATTAAGTTTTTATTTAGCACCTTGTTCAAATAAATAATCTGTATAATCAACACCATTTTTCAAAGATTCATAAATCTTTTCTTCAACTGAATTTTCACAAATCAATTTATAGTAATAACAAGGTTTTCCTTGACCAATCCTATGAATTCTTTTTTGTGATTGCATCCAAAGTTCACATGATAAAGTCGGTGTAAAATATATTATTTTATTTGCTTTCTGAAGATTTAACCCCATAGCACCCGACTGATATTGAACAAATGTAATTGAATTATCTTCATTTTCATAATTAGATAAATCTTTAACGTGTCCATTTATTTCTGAAATTGGTCTATCTATTTCATTTACAATATTTTTTAATTGTTCTAATTCTTCATTAAAATTGTAGAAAACTATCAATCTATCTTGTGTACTTGATATTAAATCATTAAAAGCTTCCAATTTATCTTTGTTATATTGTCCACACAACATTCTGCTATATATTAATTTTGTTAAACTTGTGTCACCAACTAATACTTTTTCCTCAAAAATACCCTCTGTAAATTCAATATCACCAAGTGTCACAATTGAATTTTTCATGAACTTGTTATATTCTTTGGATGTTTTTACTTTGACATCAATGAAATTTTGTTCAGGTAAATCCATGACTTCTTCAGTTTTCATGAATACTGCTCCATATTGTCTAAATTTATCTTTCAATCTATCAATATTTTTATATGGGTTTTCTTTATCAACAATCTTATGTATGAAACCACCATGATCGACTTTAACCCAATTGATATATTGTTTATTGAAAATATCTTTTGAAATATTCCATCCTAATAAATGTGCTTGTGACCATAGGTTCTCATACTTCCCTGAAGTTGGTGTTCCTGATAAAAGAATTACATTTGAAGAATTCAATTTCAAAACAAATTTGGTTCTTTTATTAGTGTCATTTTGAATCATGGAACTTTCATCAAGCATTAAAGTAAAATTTTCTAATTGAAGAAGTTCCTTTCTTTTAAAAGCTAATTCGTAATTTATTACACCTATAAAATAACAAGGATTTAATTCATCTTTGACTATCATTAAATTAATATATCTTTCAAAGTCTTTCTTATTAGTTAAATCAAAAACTTCTATTAAATATGGATGCTCACTGTAATATTTAATAAAATGATTCACCCAATCATCTATTTTTGATTTTTGGCATACAACTAATATATTTTTTCTAAACTGTATTGCTTTTTCAGATCCAACAAATGTTTTACCTAAACCCATTTCAGTCCAAGTAATATGCAACCTTATTTCTATCTTTTGTTAGTTCAAATGCTGTTTCCTGATGTGGTAGAAGTTTCACATTACTCATTTACACATCACCT